GAGCTACCGATCGCTTCGCATAATTCTACGCTACGAAAACCGCTAGTGATTTTGACCCTGCCAAAATGGTCACGTACCGGTTGGAGAATATTTTCACACAATGCTTTTAGTTTTTCTATCTGCTCTGCGTTAGGATTGTTATTGATGCCCTTACGTATTGCAGTGTCCGATTTAATTAACTCTGAGAGAGTAAAATTACGTGTCAGATTCATTTTTATATTTTTTTCTATTATATTTCTTTTTATTTCTAATTACAAGTTGCCTGAAGCGTGGTGTGCGAAGCATTTTTGCAATCTTATTCGATGATGAGTTTTTTGATTGATTTTGAGCCATCTATGTTATCCTCTAACTCTGCATTACCACGCCAGCATTTGTAAGTAACAGACTCAGAATAGGTTCTCTCTGCTTCACGTTTGCCGCGTAAACATAAAGCCATAGAAGGCTGCAAACGTGCCTCTTTGATCTCTCCGTTTACAAACATAAGTAATCCTATTACAGCTTCTATCATTGTGATTTACCATTTGTATAGCCAAGATCTCTGTTGGCATCTTTTAATTTTTCAATATCTACTAAAACTTTATCCATTTGTTTTGTTAAAAATTCTATGTTTACTTTATTCAAAGCCATTGCCTCAATGTGTTTGTTTAAACGATCGGTGGTCTTGTACAAATCCTCCAACATCATGTATTGCTCAGAATCCGCGGGCAGTGATCCCATTTGTCCACGCGGCCACTTAATTCTAAACTCTGTATTCTGTTCAACATCTTGTTCCATTATTTTTATTTTAGTGTCTGCAATGTTGATACGTTCTACAATTTGAAAATAACCCATGGTGCCGAGTGCTACGATTACAATCAGACTGGCAACCGTTTTCATTGGCATTTGAACGGCTGCCGACTCTGATATTGATAAAGGTTTATTGGGCACTAGGTCCTCCTAAGAACGTAAGTGCAACTAATAATATTATTAATATTGCTGTAAACCGGTAATCCATCTTGGCTATCTCCATAAATTACTTCCAAAAACAAATCCAAGATTTTAATTTTTCCCAAATCTTTTTAATCATGTTGTCCTCCTCTAATACTAAAGGCGAGTTTATGTATCCACAATGCGGACACTCCCCTTGTAAGTTAATAGGTGTTATTACAAATCCCATTCCACAATTTATACATGTCATCTCTTCTTCTCCTCAATTTCATAGAAGAACTTGTCGGTATCCTCTGTCCGCCATGCTCTACTATCTTCTACATTCCATTCAGAAGTTTGCACTTTCCAATCAGGGGTATTATCTTTCACTACGAAAGAAGGTATGTCCCATATACATCTGTTGTTTGGTTGTGCTGCAAAATTGCCATCATCGAGAGCAATAATGTGAGCGCACTTATGTTCGTGCGGGATCTCCGAATGATCAGTATCAAGTATATTAGACTCTGGGTGAGCGAAGTCAACCGTAAATAAGTATTTACCTGGGTGCCATTTTTTATCTTTACCTATGTATTTACCAGCTTGTCCGTCTAGTATATCCCAACGATGAACAGAAGGATAATAGCTAAAACAATTCCAGAGCTGTAATTCATCAAGTCGTCTTGTGGGCACGTCGGATGGTTTAAATCCCTTTTGAATAAACGCGCTAATTGGTAAGCGATAAAATATTGCACCATTTTCCATGATAGCATGAAAAAGTATAGCCCTTCCAGTAAGAGCTGATAAGCCGAAGATAATACAATCTTCAACTTCTCCATGATGTTTTTGTAAATCATAAAGATACTCTCTTTTTATTTGAGCATAGGTTGGTGGTATATTTACATTTAAGTATGCCATAATAAATCATTTTACAGATCCCCAGTTTGGACCAGATTCATAGTCTACCTTATTAGGTATCTTCAAGTCAACTGCGTTTTCCATCACATCTTTTATTTTTGCAGCTTCTAAATCATTAACAACAGATATATCTAATTCATCATGAACTTGTATGTGTGGTGTAATACCTTCTTTATATAATTCTAACATGGCTTTCTTTGTCATGTCAGCGGCAGAACCCTGGATTAATTTATTTAATGCTTTGTATGTAAAAGCTCTACGTGTAGGATTGTTGTGCCAATAATTTTTTTTAGGATTACCATCTTTGTCTTTTAATATTTCATCTTCATCATTTTTTAAATATGGTCCCATCTTTTGTAAGTCTTGCATACGTTCTTCATCTTCAGCTGGAATATATTTACCCCAGTCTGATCCACGGAGAATAGGTTCGTATTTAGGAAATCTACATCTTCTACCTAACAAAGTTTTTATCTGACCTTTTTTAGATCCAGCTTTCATAACCTCATTCATTAATTGTTTTACGAACGGAACTTTGGTGTGATATTTATCAAATAATTCTTCTGCTTTAAATTTAGATACACCTAACTCTGCTTGTAACTTAGCTTTGCCCATACCATAAAAAAGACCCAAATTGATCACTTTTGCTTGTGAACGTGGAATTTCTGCCATTTCTGCTACGATTTTGTGAAAGTCGGTCGACGGGTCAGTGTCGTATGAATCTGCAATTGTATTTACAGAAGGCAAACCATAACGTAATGCATAGTGTGCTACAAGTCTTGGTTCCTGTTGCGAGTAGTCAAAACAACCCCACTTCATTCCTTGTTCAGGTATAAATAAACTTCTAATCATTGGACCTAATACAGGATCACGCGCTGGTATTTGTTGTAGGTTTGGATTAGAATAACTAAATCTACCTGTGATAGTTCCACCATCATCAGATCTAATTTGATTTATCTCTGCATGAATTCTACCTTTATGCTCATGTTTTAATATAGTGTCTATAAATGTTGTATTTACTTTATTAATCTTTCTTGCCTCTGCTATCTTTTGTATGATAGGATGCTGATGATTGGAAAGGAAATTTTTAGTAAATGAAGGTTCATTGGATTTTGCTGTACGTTCGTAAGATAAATTTAATTTTTGGAAAACTTTTTCGATTGATCTTGCTGCCCATATTTGAGTATCTATTCCTGTTTGTTTTTGAATTTCTCGCAATAACAGCTGCTCTTGTCCTATCAATTCCTTACGCAATTCGTAAGCTCGTTGAGTGTCTACGCGAACACCTAAGAAACGCATATCCACAAGACAAGGAAAAAGATCCGTTTCAAGATTAAAAATTTCTTGTAGATCATTTTCAATTAATAATTTTTTTACATGTTGCCAAAGTTTAAAAGTTAACTCAGCATCTTTTTCAGCGTATGCTCCTACTTCATGTGCGGGTAATCTCCACATGTCAGCTTTTGCGTCTAGTCCTCTTGATTTAGCAGCTTCATTTAATGCACGTTCATTTTTACCTTCATTTAAAAAATGCCAAGACAAAGTATTAAGTGTGTAAGAGAATCTATTTTCATCTAACAAAGAAGATGCAATCATTGTATCCACTATTAAACCATTGATATTTAAACCTAAACTACGTATCCAACATATGTCGTACATTGCATTATGAAATATTTTTGTAGCTGGACATTCTAAAATATCTTTAAACCATTCTAGAGTTTTGTCCCTGTTCATATTAGGTCCTTCTTGATGAGCGATTGGAAAATACCAAGTGTCATTATAAGTGGCCACGGATATACCTACGATTTCACCATTGCCTATAACTGCACCCGAGCCTTTTGATTTTAAATCTGGATCTCTTGTTTCTAAGTCTATAGCAATCTCATCATACGATCTAAGATCTGGATACTCTGTAGGTTGAACCCACTCTGTTTGTGGTAATATCATTTATTTTTCATATCTTTTATTTTTTTTAATTCTAGTTGGCAGTAGTGCATTATTTTTTTAATATCTTCTGCTCCACCTTTACGCTGATATCTACAAACGTATTTTATAACGTTCCCTTGGAAAAACGATAAATCGTTTTTTGAAATAAACTCGTAAGGTTGAATGAGAAACTTAGTGTAATGATTCCCGCCGACCTGAGTATATTGTGGAAACGCTTCATCAAATAGTTTTTTATCTGTCATAGTTGATACTCCCTTAATTTCTTTTTTGCTCTCAGTTTATATAAATTATTTCTTGCTCTCGTGATCCCGACATACCACACTCTATGCTCTTCATCTTGTTTGTCAACACTTGATTTAATTCCTTGCTGAACGGTACGACCCTGGTGCAAAGATAAAATTACGTTATCTTCTTCACCACCTTTTATTGCATGAATAGTCGACAACCATATTCTTGCTTTGTCTTTTAAGTTTTCTTTTGATGCAATTAAATTTCTTAAATATAAAATTTCTTTTTGATCTGCTACAAATTTATCATACCAGGGAACTTTAACATCCCAGTCTGCATTTGGTATGTATTCTTTTACTGCACTTACTTCTTTATCATCTAATAACTCACTCGTGGTCCATTTAGTGTATGCAACTGCGGCTTCATACATGCCAACTTTAAAACTTTTACCTTTATTACTTTGATAATAAAAATTTTTACGTTTTAAATCTTTCATAATATCTAACAAGTTACTTTTAGTTCTTGTAAGAATAAGCCATTTACCTTTTGTTAAATCAACTTGGTTAAGATCTGATATGTAATGTGATTCACCTTCATATTCTCTTGGGTAATATTTTTTTAATTTTCTAATTCCAATAATATTATTGATAGGTTTAGTGGATTCTTCTTGCACTGATTTAGATACACGTCTTGATCTTCTTAAAACAATCTCTCTTGCAGGTTCTTTTACAAATCTGTTTACATCAGCTCCAGCCCACGCATAAATAGCTTGATCATCATCACCAGCTAGATACATTTGTTCACAATGATATTTTAATTTATCATATAGTTGCCATTGCAATGGTGATAAATCCTGAGCCTCATCAATAAATATAGCTTTGAATAATGGTATCTTATCAGAGTTTAACACAGCTTTTACAATGTCATTAAAATCAAAAAGATTATTTTTTTCTTTGTATATTTGAAGATTCTTATAAATATGATTTAATGTATCAAAGTCATTAACTTGTTTTTTATCATGTTCGTTTAAATCAAATTCTTGTCTTATTGTTATATCTTTGTTTATCGATCTTTGTATCATTTGAAAGTATGGGTTATTACAAGTTAAAAAGTGTGTCTCTTCTTCGTTATACCTATCTGTGAATGATACTCTAACATTTAATTTTTTACCTAAGTCCTCGTAGTGATATGGCTGCATAATATCTTCTTCATTTAATCCAAGTAAATGATAACAGAACGCATGTATAGTTTGAAAATATGGAACTTCTTTTTCAGATACGTTAATTCTTTTACGTGCTTCTTCTGCAGCTTTTCTGGTAAATGCAAAATAACCTATTTTATGTAAAGGCACACCTATACGTTCGTATGCTTTTACACGTCTAATTAATCTAAACGTCTTACCTGTTCCAGGTGGTCCGTAGATTTTATTGATCTTTTCCATTGGCTTTCTTAAACCCATCTTTGAGTGAGCCAGTCCAGCCATATGATCCGTGATGCGTTGTTTTTCCATCTACTACTCCATAAAATTTAAAACCTGATTTTTTAATTAAGTTACAAAAATTAACATCTTCACCCCACCATGTTCCATCTTTTGTAAAAGTTGTGTCCCAAAAATTATAAAAATATGAATTTGCTTTTTCAGATATTATTTCTTTTTGTTTTATTTTAAGATGTGGATTATCTTTAATTAGTTTTTCATAAACCTTCCTGTGAATTAATGTTAAACCTGCAGGTCCAGCTTTTAGTTCTACAATGCCTTTTTGATCTATTTGAATATTCATTGGGTCCTCAAATTCTACAGAAAATTTAACCACATTGTCTTGTGTTTTTTTTCTGTAAGGAACACAAATTGCATCTTTTTCAGATAAAATCATACGACCTACAACATCAGGTTCAAATTCTAAATCTGCATCTACAAACAATTGATAATCAAAACCTGATTCTAAAAACATTGCAGTCAATACGTTTCTTCCATAACCAACGTAAGGACATTTAAATGTTCCTATCTCTGCCGGTATTTTTGCAAGCGTAAATTTATTAAATAATTTTACCAACGATAGACAAGTTGATACTTGCATTAAATCATACGTTGGCATTGATATATAAATCTTAGGTGGCTTCTTCATACTATGTTCTCCTTATCTTCTATTTCTATTATTTCTTCTGGTGTTTCTTCTTTTTCTAAACCTTCTTTTGGAAGTTTTAAAACTCTTAATGGTGGAAACGACTCTTCGTTATCACCTTTTGGAAATCTTTTTTGATGATCAAAGTCACCTTTAAAATATTGTTTAATCATGGTTGCCGTTCTTGATCTTTCTTGAGTCCAATCCCCACGTTTTAATTCATCATAAAATTTATCGTATATAAAATAAAAATGTTTATCCTCATGTAATACAGAGCCGCTTTTAAATGCTGCATACGAGCTTGCCCTTGGTCCATTAACATATGTGAATAATTCTTTTTTCAACATGTCTATAGGGTTCGTACCTGCAGGTGGTTGAATAGTTTCCATGGTTGCCCACAATCCGTTTAATATATTTTGATATTCTTTTTCTTTAATAGTAGGTGGATATGTTGTTGTGTGATCTGCAATTAAGCTACGCATTTGTTTCATTTCATTAAATTGTTTTATACTTTTAGCGTGCACCTGAACAATTTTATCTGCAGCAACCTCAACATTAAAAAAATATTCATGATCAGGTTTGTAAGTTATCCTAATTAAACCTGATACTGATGGCCATTGAGAATCAAAGTGACCACCAATACCAAATTTTCTTTTCAAGCATGTTCCCCTTGCGCAGTAAGATGATATTGGTAAATCATTACATTTAAAACCTGCTGTGTCTTTTTTCCAATATTTAATTTTTTCTTTTACTTTCTCATCGCCCCATATTTCATCATACAAAATATAATTTCTAGCTGCTTCTAACACTTTCTTTTCCCAGTTTTCACTAAATTTCTTTTTTGCAAATACCATGTAATTATATAAAAATCTATCTCTTTCATCTTTTAATTTGTTTCTTGATTCCTGTATCTCTTTGCAGATCATCTGTAAACATGGAGGACCATCACTAAATTCTTCAGGTCCACCAGTCAATACTTCTTTTATCTTTTTATTACTAACATCTTGTAAACTTTCTTTTGTTTGTAGATTAGCTTCAATAACTTTTAAAAAATAATCTAAATCCATTTTACTTCCATCGGGTTTGTAAGCTCTTCGTTCATTACCATTAAAATATGGAAGGTTAATAAAACTACCAGTGGTTCTCTCTCCATTCTGATTTTTACCAAGAGCAGTTTGTTTAGGAAAAATTTCTGTCTTCGCTGGTAAACCAAATAAAAATAATAAATTAGATAAAAATTCTCTAATTAAAGATGCAGGTACTTTCTCTTTTGTAAATACGTAAATATGAAGTCCACCACTTTTAGATTCAATAGGAATGACGGGTAAATTTTTTGTATCAATAACTTTTAAATATTTTTGTAAATCAAATTTTTCATAATCATCAGGGTCAACATCAATAGCACCAAAGCTAGCCATGCTTTCATCATCGCATGCTTGAAGACCTATAGACTTTTGTCCTTTCAAATGATCTTCATAATCTTTTTCTGTAATAGGTCTTTTAGCCCAACCATAATCGCCGGGATCAAATTTAAGTTTGTTTGTTTTAGGGTCATAGTATCCGTTCTTAACATTGCAAAAACCAAAGTCTCTTTTTAATCCAGTAAAATATTTTTCAAAATTTTTCATCTAAATATTTTTTTAATTCTTTATCTTGAACATTATCGGGTATTTCATTCTTAAAAAATATTCTGTAGCTGTCACTACCATACTTACCAATACCAAATAATTCTGTTGCGTCTTCACCATCCCAATTAATAAAATCACAGGACATCCTCCAAATCCTGTTTGCTCTAACACTCTTCATGCCAAGATCTTTTAACATCTCTTCAATTGTGTCTGTGTTTGATAGTAATAATTTCCATGCGTTAGGAAATTTCTTAAAAAATTCTGGTAATACTTTCTTGACTTTTTTTCGACCGGTTTTGTTAAGGCAGATGACACCAACCATATGTTGCCATGGACCCTCTACCTGTTGTTGTACCATTAAATCTTCTTTCATAAATATAAAGGGCGCCTCCACGCTAGCTTCAGCGCCCTAGTTGCAACGATTCCCATCGGGAATTAGACTATGTCTCCAGTATTTTTTGGTGCATCGTATTTTGGTTTTGCTGCACCTTTAGAAACCGTTTGTTGAAGTTGTTGTGCAACTTCATACAATCCAGCATCTTCTTTTTTACTGACATCAAGATTTCTAACTCTTGATGGTTTGTAGACATGCCAGCTTTTACTACCTGCTGTTTTACCAACGGTTTTTAAATTATAAACCGCTGAGTATGCAGCTGGATTAAAAGAGCCCTCTGCATCTGTGAATCTAAGATTCTTGATCAGATTATTTAGCTCTCTTGCTGGTGTAAGATTAGAAGATCGCATAGCAATAACCGCTGGTCTTGCTTCACCTTCGACCAATGCTAATACATAGAAGTATGCAGTTTTCTCTACATAGTTTCCATTAGGTAATCTATATCTACCATTCTTCTCTTCCACACCATCCGCTGGAATCTCTAAATGAGTTCCGACTGGAGCAGAAGCACTATCGCCTCTCTCCTGCCACTCCGGATATCTAGTTTGAGAATGTGCAATGATCACGTCAAGGCCTTCGTTACCATCAATAAGTTGCGTGAAGCCTGCTGCATATATCATGCCCGGCTTAGCACCCTTAACATATTTTGCATCTCTTTCATTACACTCAGGTGAAAGTTGATGAAGAATTTTTAAAATCGGTGTTGATACGTCATCCGATTTAATTTCTTCTGCACCTTTACCAGAGTCACCTCTGAGATTGATAGTTGCAAGTGATCCTGCACTATTCTTTTTTACTACTTCTTTATCCATATTTACTCCTTTAATGTTTGTTGGTTTAGTAGTTTAATTTTTGGTTTTTATTTCTGTTTGATTTCCTTCAAACAATGTGAACAACTCTGCAGGTATACTATTACCTTTTTGATGATAGTCCCGCAAAGTTGTTCTAAGGGTTCCAGCATGAACTGCAATTTTCCGATCGGGTTCATAACCTTGTCCTCGTGCAAGTGAAGCATATTGCTCCGCCTTGTTATCTTCGTTTAGACCAAACTTAACCGTGATTTCATTTTTCACGATCGCCCCCAGTCCATTTTTCCGAAGCCAGTCATATGCCTCTTGCTTTTTAGCTGCAATAATTGAGGCACCAAATACATCTTTAATAGATATTTCTGATCCATCTTTTAATTTAAGAGTTTTAATATTAAGCTGACTCATTAAGTCAGGTATAATAATATTAGAATAATATTTTTCTCTTTCTTTTAATTCTTTCAGTTTTGTTTCTTGATTAATAACTTCTTGTTTTATTTCTTGAAGAGTATTAATCTCTTTTGAGAGTTCGTCGGGATTGACGTTTGACACCTGATTCGGTGCATCTTTTCTTAGATCTATAGTCATAGCTTTCCTTATATGTGTTTGTTAGTTTAATCATTAATAATAAATCCTTTTTTGCACCTCGAAATATAATCATAAAAAATTTAGTGTCAACTTATTTTTGAAAAATATTTACTTCAATTGGATAATAAGTTTTTTCTTGACGATCCCATTTTAAAAGTTTGTACTTACCATTAGTTGTATCTGAAACTAAAGAACATACTACACCAATAATTGCAGGGTCACCTGATAATAAAAGATAGTCATCTTCAGTATAGTTTTTTAGAAGAGTTCTAAGTTTCATAACTAAAGGCCCTGGTGAATGAATCATTTGTGAAAATTCTGGAAGCAATGACACAATTTCACCATATTTTTGTGCGCCGACAATATTATATTTAGGCTCACCTTTACTAGTGCCTGGTATGTCTTGTATTAAATAAACTTTGCTCATTGACTTTTTAGCTTTCATTTAATATATAACAATTAGAAAGTAAAAGTAAACATGAATTATAAGTTTAAAACTAAGCCTTATGCGCATCAATTAAAAGCTTTAGAACGTTCTTGGGATAAAGAATACTTTGCCTATTTTATGGAGATGGGTACAGGTAAATCTAAAGTGTTAATTGATAATGCATCAATGCTTTACGATAAGGGTAAGATAAATGGCCTTTTATTAGTGGCACCAAAAGGTGTTTATAAAAATTGGTACGAGGGAGAAATACCTCAACACATGGTTAAGCATATAGAAAAAAAAGTTGTGCTTTGGGAAACATCTAATTCTTCTGTAGAAAAAATAAAAGAATTAAATACACTCTTTGCAACTGGAACTGATTTGCATGTTTTAATAATGAATGTAGAAGCTTTTTCTTATCCAAAAGCTACAGAGTTTGCCAGACGTTTTTTATCTTGCCACAAAGCTATGATGGCTATCGATGAGTCTACCACTATTAAAACTCCTACAGCTAATAGAACTAGAAATATTATGTCTTTAAAACCATTAGCTAAATATAGAAGAATACTAACTGGTTCTCCAATTACTAACTCACCTCTTGATTTGTTTAGTCAAGCAGCTTTTTTAGATAATTATCTTTTAGGTTTTGATTCTTTCTGGGCGTATAGGGCTCACTATTGTATCATGAAAACAATGAACTTAGGATCTCGTTCTGTTAGTGTGCCGGTAGGTCCTAACAAAAGAAATATACCAGAATTAGAAGCTAAGATAAAATTATTTAGTGAAAGAGTTTTAAAAGATGATTGTTTAGATTTACCAAAGAAAACTTTTTTAACACGTAAAATAGAATTAACTGGCATACAAAGAAAACTTTATGATGAAATGAGAAAGTATGCAATCTCTGAGTTAGAGGGTAAAGTTTGTTCTACGTCTACTGTCATGGTGCAATTATTAAGACTTCATCAAATATCTTGTGGTTATCACGCGACTGATGATGGTAAACCTCAACAACTTCCATGTAATAGATTAACAGAGTTGATGGATATACTTTGGGAAATATCTGGTAAAGCAGTTATATGGTCTTATTATGTTCAAGATTGTGAAAGAATTATTGAGGAAATAAAAAAACACTTTGGAGAAAATTCTGTTGTGGATTATTACGGAGCAACATCATCAGATGATAGACAAAAAAATATAGAAAAATTTCAAAACAATCCGGAGTGTAGATTTTTTGTTGGAACCACACAAACAGGTGGTTATGGAATTACATTAACAGCTGCCTCAACAATGATTTATTATTCTAATGGTTATGATTTAGAAAAAAGATTACAATCAGAGGCACGTATTGATCGTATTGGTCAAGAAAAACCTATGACATATATTGATCTTGTTGCAGAGGATACTATTGATACGAAAGTTCAAAAAGCCTTACGAACAAAAATGAATATTGCAAGTGATGTAATGGGTGAAGAACTTAAACAATGGATTTAAAAAAAGAAACCTTTATCTAAAACTTTTTCTAGCAACAGAAGTGATACTGCCCCAACAGTACCCAATAACACCCAATAGATCTTATCTATCTTACCGCCCAAATCGTGAATACCTTCGTGCATATGTTTAACGTCTTTTTTTAATCCAGTTATATATCCATAAATAGAAAGCAAATGCTCTCTTGTACTTTTGGGTTGTAATTTACCATTTGGCATTATGCTAATCCTCTTTGTTGTAGCTTAATTGCTTTTTCTTCTTCTGTTAATAATGCATTTTCAGTTCTCGTTAATCCTTCATTTAGTTGCGCCATTTGATTATTATTTATTACTGCTGGATTAGGATTAGCATCTACTACTTGTTTTGGTAATGGTGGTGTTGGCAGTTCAGATGTTTGTTGTATTTGTAGTAAATAATTATTAATATCTAAATTAAATTCTTTATTTAATTTTAATTTCATCATGTCTTTTTCCATTTTAAGAATTTTACGTTCTACAGATCTAGGAAATATATCTGGTATTTTTTTATCTTTAGCTAAATCTTTTACACCTTCTATTTGACCTTTAGTAATTATTAATGGAAAAAATTTATTATCTTCTATGTCTTGATATAAAGGTCCTTCTCTTCTTTTAAAAAACATTTCTTCTATTTTACGATCTCTCATACCTAAAGTTTTAACGGCATCGTAAACTCTTCTTAGTTTACTCATGTCTTCGTAAAAAGATTTGTTTGCTTCAAAATATTGTCTAATTAATAAATTAGGATCTGTTACAGGATCACCTGTTCTTAATCCTTCAAATATTTTTTTAGCTTCGTTAGCTTGAGATTGTTGAAAGTCTCCTATTTTAAAATTTAAATTTCTCTCTAAATCTAATGGTATTTTTCTAAATCCTAAAAATCCCATTAATTCATCTGGTATTTCATAGTTAGTTCCTTTAATTGATTCACCTTTTAAGGCAGATATTAATCTTCGTACTTGTGGTAATGATCCAGGTGATAGAGTGTACGCAACATGTTGTGTAGATTTATACCATTTAGTTAACGTACTATCTTCAGGGTTCCAAACAGGGCTACCATTATCTTTGACACCATTTCTTAATAAAACATCTGTAACTGCACCAAACCAAATAGACTCAGAGAAAAATGGTTCTAACACTTTACCCATAGCTCTAGTCAATCCATTTGCAAAACCAACTATTAATGGGTCATCGTCATTAGCCATTTTTACTTTTTCAACATTTGCTAAAATTGTATTAACAGGATTAATCATTGTATCGTAAAAAAATCCATGACTAAAATCTATGTATTTGTATTGGCCATCTTCGTAAATTCCTATGATAGTGTTGTCCTCTGACCAAACAGGTAGTATTTCTCTCATTGCATTTAAAGCTTCTCTTCCAACGCCATACAAAGCAGAGCCAGCTTTTACAGCTGCGATTGGAAAAAATCCATATGTTAATGCTTGACCAGTTAATCTTTTCATACCAATTGATTGCAATACAGGATCTTTAATTTCTTTTATTGCAAGCATAGTTGTATTACCACCTGTTCTAAAAATTTCTGCAGGGAATGATGCAAAACTTCCAACCGGTGATCTTCTAATACCTTTTACAAAATCAGATACGTACGCATAGTTAGGAACTGTTTCTCTAA